CGCTGAGTGGCATCGACGTTCGTCACATTTGACAGCCCCACGTCGCTCTTTGTCAGCACGACCGCCCCCGTCCTCGACTGTACCGACTGCACGGGTGCAGCCGCCGAGGCACGAGCGTTGGTGTAGTAAAGGTTCGTGCTGCCTTCGGTGACGGAATCCGTCGAGCCTGGAGACGGCGAAATCTCAATGTATGCCGAACCGCTCCAGCGATAGATTTTGCCCGTGTCGCGGGCAACGAAAATCTTCCCGACCTCGCCTGGGGACGCGAATGCCGCGAGATTCGCGTATTCGATGACATCGTCGACGAACGACGGGAGGTTGGCTGACGGAACTTGGTTGTTTACGAGCGGTGCGTAGTTGCCTGCCGCCTGCTTGCCGTCCAGCGCAGCCTGTAGCCCAGTAACGTCGCTGACGGCGTGCGTGTGGGCCGATGGCGCAAACGTGCTGGGCACGTTGGTCAGGTTCGCGTAGCTGATGACCGGCGTGGCGTGAACGTGGTCGCTACGGCTGGCCGACGTGCTTGTGCCAGCCGAGGCCGTTCCGAGAGCGGATGGCGTTGCGTTGGACAGCGAGACGGTGGAGCCGCCGCCAGAACCGGAAGCACCGTCAGCACCGCGAGGAATCCCAAACGCCAGCAAGACGTTCGCGCCGCCGTTGCTGGGTGTAGCTGTGACGACAGCAGCACTGCCAGCCGCAAGCGTGGTGGCCGTCACGGCGATCGCAGGCGTCGTGCCGTTTGTGCCAGCAGCACCGGCAGGAATGCCAAACGCCAGAGACAGATTTCCGCCGCTCGCCGTTCCGGTTACCGTTGCGCTGCTGCCTGCCGTAAGCGTCGTGGTCTTTCCAACGGTTACGCTAGTTGCTGGGCCAGCCGGAATCCCGATGTCGAGCTTGGCCGCGTAGGCCGTGCCCTGGTCATTCTTGACGTATGCCGCAGAACCCGCTGTCAGCGTCGTCACGCTGTTGATTTCCAGCGTGCCCGAAACGATCGTGGGCGTGCTTGGAGCAACGGTGCCAACCTGCACATTGACCGAGCCGCCGTTGAGGATTTGAACGGACTGCGACGACGCTCCGTTCACCGTTACGGAATCCGGTGCGAGCGACGTGACCGTAACTGTTATTGGCTCGCTCATGCGTCACGGATTGGAGACTTGGAAAACCCCACTGACAACGGTGCGAGTCACGCCACCAACTACCCACCGAACGAACCATCTGTATGAGCCGAGCGGCGAAAGCATGGCCGTTTGCGCCTCAGAGCAGCCAAACAGCACCTTGCCAGTGGTGGCATCAGCAATGGTCAGAGAGGGAGTAAAAACCGTTGCGCCAGCTTGCGGCACGGCTTCGCCGCCGGAAGTCGGAACCGTCTGCGAATAAACGTATACCGCACTGGTTATGGTGTAGCCGGTGATATTGCGAGCGAAGTCGAGAGCCAGAGGCACCTCGTCTCCTACTGTGCAATACACGTCCAGCGTGCCGGGGAGTTGCTCGAAAATAGCCATATCGTGAGCATAGAAACGGTGGGACTAACCGTCGCTCTTTCGTGCATTGGCGATCGCCCGCCGCACCAGCAACCTGCCAGCCACGTCGAGGAACGGCAGGCCGCGAGCAGCGGCCTGCTCGCGGAGCCAGCCGACGATCGTGTCTAGGTTGGACTCGCACCACTCGACCCCCTGACGGTCCATCTCGGCAGCATGAGCGTTGCAGGCACAGTCAGGCGTGGCGGTGATGCCGACGCGGGCAAGGAGTTTCTTTAGCTCAGTGCCGGGGCCGTTGGTGGGTGGAGCCTCAGTAATTTTCGCAGCCGGGGCCGGGCACGCCCTGGCAGATCCGCAGAAGAAGTCATCGACTCCGCAGGCCGTGCAGCGTTTGGTGACGGGGTCGCATTGACAGAGAGCATTCATGCTTGCAGCCCTGCAATTGATCCATTGACCACTGCAAACGTCGCCGTGTCGTTTGGAACTCCGTTTGGGCTTGCCGTAAAGCTTCCGGCAATATCAGAGAAACAAGTTCCAGACTTTTGAACGCCAGTGGATGTAATCGGAAGTTGACTTCCGAGAATGTAGAAGCCGCTCGTCCTCCAATCTGAATACGAAGAGAACTCAGATAAGTCGCCAATCTCAACACGCACCCCAAACTGTGCTGATGTTGTTGAAGGAAAAGTTGGGTAGTCAATGAGAACGTAGCCAGTTGCACCACCGTTCCCAAGCGGAAGGCGTGCTGATCCTGTTCCGTAAGTCCAGCCAGGACAATTAGAACGTGAAGGAGTAGAGATCGCAGACAAAGTTATGCTGCACGAAAACGACTTGTCTCTGTATTCTCTTCCGCTTTCTTGAAACCCACCCGGGACAGCAACGTACTTTGGACGAAACATCTGATAGGTGCCAGACAAAGTTACATTGATGAATCGTGGGTATGCAGCCGCGCCATCTCCGCAGAAGCACCAGCACTGTGCGCATCCGCTTCCCTGCTTCGGCGTTCCATCCGCGTTGCAGCATCCACACGGATTCGTCGCGCACGTCGTTCCCACACCCTTGAACGTCTGCCCCGTTCCTTGGCATTCGCACGCTGGCTTGACCGTGCACGTCGTGCCTTCGCAGCACGCGCCTTGCAGGTTAGGAGAAAAACAAACATTCACGTCGTAGTTTGCGAGCCAGCCAAAATTGTCGATAGCTGCAATCTCAAACGACTGCTCGTTGAGGCAAAGGCTCGCGCTAACTGCACCGCTTTGACGACACTGCGAAAGGCTAACGGACTTCCCGTTCACGGCGAGGTCGTCGTCCGCGTAGCCGGTTATCGTCACACTGGCTGGCAACGAGATACTATCCGGCACTGACACAGTTTGTGCGCCAAACATTGCGTCGTCTTTGTAGCAGGGGGCGAGCGGACGAAAGCCGCCAAACTGTCCCCAATCGACGGAAAACGTATATTGCTTGCACACCGGAGTGCTAGGATCTACGCAGCACCCGCAGTTCTCTGCGAGCTTGCCCGCCTTCAAGATGACCGCGCCGTTCTTGGTTGCTAGCGTCATTAGGTGCAGGCCGTGGTGTCAATCCACTTGAGAGAGCCAGATGCGGTGCCAAGAACTTGCGTCTTCCCGCTGCTGTAGCCGTCGAGTTGCAGTAGATCAAACGACACAAGCACCCACTCAGACCCAACGCGAGCAATGATGCAATCGTGAGATCCGCTACCGCTGACAGACGTTAGGTAGTTTTTCGCTGAATAGGTAACGCCAGCAGCCGTGGCATCAGATACTGTGGCAGTAGAATCCTTGCCCCACGCTCCTGTAAAAGTTCCACGTTTTACGCTGCTCCCAGCACCACCAACGAGGTAGAACGTGGCGTTAGCGCGGGCAAGTAGCACCCATTCATCCGACGCCACATCGTCGTGCTTGTTCCATGCCGTGACCGTGTTGCCGGTCGACGCTGATTCGCTGCCGGGGTCGCCAACGTAGATAGTCAGCGTCTGGCTGCTTCCCTTTGCCCACGCCTCAGTGGTTTTACTCAGGTAGTGCGACGATGCGTAAGCACTACCGCTGCCGCGAATGCCGACCTGCTTTCTATCGCCGCTTTGCACGGTGCGGACAGTGTCGGCAATAGCCTTGGCGGCGTCATGCGTGAACGTGACGCCCTTTGATTTGTTGGCTTTGTCGCGGGATGCCATGCGTCACGACGGGAGTTGTGTGAAGACGCCAGAGTACGACGCCTCGCGGTACACCTTGAACGTCAGCATGTCTGGCGGCTGGCCTGCGGTCTTGGCAACGCCGTTGCTCAACGCGACAGGTTCGCTGACGGGCTCTTTCAGCTTGTCGAGAATCTTCTGCCGACTGCCACTCTTGAGTTCGTTGTAGCCAACGTCCCACAGCTTCAACGCCCAGCCCTCGGCTCGGTAGGCCAACTCAACGGAGACTTGCCAGTACGGCACTTCAGAATTGTTGACCTGCTCTACGTCACGCTGTCCGCTAATGCTCTGACACTTGAGCGTGCCTGGAGGAAAGCCGCTCCACGAGTCGCTGTTGACTGCGTTGATGTACGACATTGCCAGCGAGTATGGGAATGATTGCCGATTGCCAGTGATGGTAATACGCCACTCCGCACACTCTCGCTCGGCTCCTTCCAGCGGGTCGCCAGCAGTGTTGACAATTAACTTAGGCGAGCCAAACCCTTCGTTGTAATGAACAACAGCAGGAGCCGTTGTCGTGCCTCCGCTAAATGAAAACTTATCAGCGCGGTCCCACGGCATCGAAGCCCGGTCTTCCGGCTTGATGAGGTCGTAGGTGAACTCAATTTTGTAGTGCAACGGGTCGCCGTCGTTCTGGCACGACATATCAGTGACGTACACCGCAGGGAACTCAGGGTGCGGGTCGAGCCAAGACACGCCGATGCTATTGTTGATTTCCGAGACCGGCGTCGTGGGGTCGTCGACGGTGGCGATGAACGTCCGCTTGCACTTGACGTTCTCTGCGAACCTCTGCGTGGCACCACGCCCGTCGATCACCTCGCGCCATGCGATGACACTCATATATTCACAACCTCCGCGTCGGCGAGATCGTCAGCCACCTTCGCGAGCAATCGCGTTTGCTTTTCCATTTCCTTGAGTTGCTTCTTGGTCGGGTCGTCCTGGCCTCGCAGCAGGCGGAAGAACGTGCTGGCACCCTCGCTGGAGTTGACCTCGGCAGCACCCACCGCACGGCGGTCTGGCCCAGCGTTGCGTTCTTGCTTGTCCTTCGCGTCCGCAACAGAGTCTTCAAGCTCTTGACGGATGTTGCCCATCCGCTCACGGAACTGAGTTGGATCAATGATGCCAGCGTCGAGTGCGTCTCGCAGTTTTTCTTGAGCCTCGCGGAACTTGTCCGAGGCGTCTTGCGATGTCTTGCCGGGAAGGTTTTCCGCAGCCTTCTCTCGCACCCTTGCCTTCGCTTTGTCTTTCTCGTCGTCGGTAAGCGTCTGGTTCTTGTCAATGGCTGCGAGTTCTTCGTTGACTTTGTCTATCTCGCTCTTGAGCGAGTCGCGTATCTTTTCGGCAAACTTCTGATCCTCGCCCAGCCGCTTGAGTTCGTCGTTCATCGCATCGACGGCTTCGCCCATCCGCGCCTTTGCATCCTCTGGCGAGATCAATCCGGCCTGCATATCCTTCTTGATCTGCTCGGCGGCTGACGCAAACTGGGCGCGGATTGGGTCAGCAGCGGCACCAAGCGAGGCACCAGCCGAAGTAGATTTCTGAAGCTCCTTCGTGATTTCCTCGGCCGCACGGTTGCGGTCCTCGATGGACTTCAACTGCGAGTCAAACGCTGACTTGGCCTGCTTTGCAGCGTCTCCAAAAGAAGTCTCGTTAAGAATGCCGTCTTGCAACTGCGACTCCAGGCGGCGCAGTTCTTGCTGGTACTTCACCGCAGCATCAAAACCAGCCTGCCCAAACTCCGATGCTTTGTCGATAGACGAGGACAAGGCAGACTTTTGTGAGCGAATAGCGTCCGTAATGCTTTTCTGTGCCTGCTCCTCCTCTCTGGCAGCTTCTTTCATTGCCTCGGCGGCGGCTGCTGCTTTTTCTGCTGAGTCTCCAGCGGGGCTGACTTGCTTGGCGTTTCCAGCGTTGCCCCCTTGAGACGAGGCAAACGCCTTGCCGATCACAGGGATCTGTGCCAACAAGTTTTGCAGTTGCGTGAGTTGCGACTGAAACGCAGCAATCTTGCCGCCGATATAGTCAAAAGCCGCCCCTACGGCAGAGCGGATTAGGTCGGCAAGGTTGTTAAGGCCGACAATAAACGGAGACAACGCCAGATTTAGAAGGATGCCCCCAAAACGCAAGACGGCCCCGCTGGCAGACAGAAACGTTCCAGCGAGTTGCAACACTCCTTGCGCCACTGCGCCGAACAGAGTTCCAATTGGTCGCAGCACCGAGGCGATAGGGTCTATGATTGCGTTGATTCCTGAAACAAAATCAGCGAAGCCAGCTGTAAGCGACGCCACCCCGTCGCTGATACCGGCGAACGCCCCAGTGAATGCACCGGCAATCGATGCCCCGGTCGCAGCCACAGCAGCCTTGAGGTCTGATGAGGACTTGGCGGCACGCTCGTTTGCAAACGCAAGATCGTCAAATGACTTGGCATCCAGAGACGACAAAGCCAGCCCGAGCTTTGCGACTTCGTCTCTTGTTCTGCCAGCGTCGAGAGCCTTTTGGATTTGCAAATCTTGGAACGTCGTCCCAAGCTGCGCAGCCTCAGCGTTCAACGCGGCAACGCTCGTCGCCATTTCGTTTGCAGAGTCACGCGATGAAAAGAACGCTTTCCCTGTCAGGTACACAGCAGCCGCAAGCTGCCCAAAACCGGGGACGGAAAACGCCGCCAGCCTCGCCAGCACGCCGCCGAGTGCCGTCCCCCCGGCAGACAGCACGCCGAACCCAGCCGCCTGCGTAGCTGCCGAGACGCCTAGCCTCGTCAAAACAGCAGTAAATGCGGTAGTGATCCCAAAAGTGGCGTTTAGCTGTGTGGCATACGCGGCAATCCCCGCCGTCGAGATTCCAGCCGCTCCAGTGGCTTTGAACAACGCCATCGCCACGCTTGCCTTGGTGGCAACGTCTGCAACGCCGCTCACATCAACGCCAAACGCCGAGAACGAAGCCTCGGCCACTTTGATTACGGCAATCGTGCGAGACAGCCCCAACGCAATACGAAGCAGCCCGTCTGGTGCACTCAAAGAAGTGGTTGCGGCCTTGTAGAGCTTCCACGCACCAACAACGCCTGCTATCTGTTCACCAAGGCGAACGACAGAGTAGCCAGCACTTGCAACGGAGTCCACCGATGAGGCGACGTTGCGAAAGGATTCTGCGATCCTGTCAACAGCCGAGGATGCCGATGATGAGACTTCCTCAATCTGCCTTGCGGACGTGGTTACTCCCGTCGCAGACTTCGTTACCGCGTCCATCTGAGCCTGCGCCTTTGCGACGGCTCGCGTGTAGACTTCCTGCGTGAGCAGCCCACGGCTCAAGTAGGTGTTTAGCTTGGCAACCGTGTCTGCGTACGCTTCGGCTGGCGTGCGCACGTCTCTGGCAATCTTTGCAGCCTCTCTCATTGCTGCCGCGCCGGATGCAACCGCCTGACTATTTCGCTGCTGCGCCACTGACGACTGCATAACTGAATCACGCATCGCGCCCATCGCCTCAACGCTTTCGTTGACGGCAGAACGGATGCCTGCGGCAGACGCCGTAAACGATACTCGCACGTTTCCGATCGCGTCTGCCATTGTCACCCGTCCTTGGGCTGGAACAATCCGCCGAGTTTTTCAAGCTCGCGCTTGATTTGGTCGTCTGTCATCGGCCTGTCGTAATACACCGGCAAAAAAGTGCGTTCGTCAAGGTCTTTGGCACCGGCACTCCACGCAATCGTCGTCGCAATCCTTGCCGCCTGCATCCACTCCATGCCCCACGGCTCGTGGATGTAGTACGCCGCCCAATCCACAAGCTCCTGGCTGTCAACCGTCGCCAGCAGTTCCTTCACTGACCGACCCATTGCAAGAGCCAGGCGGTGATAGAACTTTTTTGAGAGCATGCCCTCTCGCGGAGGGCGGTCTAGTTTTTTGCTGCTTCCTCCACCGAGTCCTTCTGGAAGCCGTTCAACTTCATGCACTCTTGAAACAACCGATCCAGCACAAGCGCGTTCTTCTCTCCGAGGGCGGCAAGGTCTTCGTTGCTGAACAGCGTCTCGCCCTTGTCATCACACAGGCACCGACGCAAGAGCTTGACCTTGTACTGCGGAAGCAGCTTCTCTTCGGTGCTAGTCCACTCGCGCTCAAACGACTCCCGCTCCGTACCGCTCATTACGCGGACGTACACGCTACCGCCCCATTCGGGCACGTTGGTTTCGATGGAGGCCCGGTCGTCGGCGTTGAGAATCTGTTCTTTGGTCAGCAGCATGAAATGCTCCTTTGGTTTATTGATAACTACGCTTGAACGAGTAGCTCACTCTAAGCACGTCGCCAACTTTTGCCGTCAGCTTGATGTTCTCAAGGTAAGCAGTGCCAAACGTGAACGACCAGCCTGTGCCGATGACAGACAACCTGCCTTTTGTCCCCACAGTCGCAAGGTTGAACGAGCCAGCGATAGCTTCTAGCTCAACCGTCTGGTCGCACGTTGTCTTCTCGTAGATGGAAAGGTACTGCCCTGTGTCCTGAGTGACGTTTGGCGACAACGCGCGAATCTCTTTCGCAGCGGTCGAAAACGATCCGTTAACGCCAACAATTTTGCCAAGCGTAACGCCAGCGAACGATACGGACGTTCCCTGCGACGACGTGACAGACATCAGCAGCCCCTATCAGTCAGGGGTTCCGCCGAGCTTGAAAGTCATGGACAACTTCACGACTTCACCCACGGCGTACTTTACGCTAGACGCAGTGCACACGGCAGTGCCGGAAAGCGTGCCGACTGACGTACTGAGTGAGCCTGACGCACCGATCTGCGGGTATGACTCGGCAGTCGAGTAAAGAGCCTCAACCTTGACCTCATCGCCGTCAAGCAGCTGGGCAGGCTCGTAGGATCGCGGGTCACCGTCAGCGAGCGTCAGGTCGCTGGTGTCGATCGTTCCAGCGGCGCGGCTCACGTCGATGGCAGTGATATGCCCGATAGAGCCGCCGAACGACAGCGTTGAACCCTGACTGGACGTGATCGTTGGAGTGGTTGGCATTTGATGTACCTATCAAGACTTGGAGAGCTTAAATGACGCAGAGCCTTTGACGATTTCCCCGACAGCCGCCTTGAGGCTCGCTTGCGTGCAGATAGCCTTCGTGCAGTCACTTGCTTTCGTAGACCCAAAGTTTCCGGTCAGCACAAACGCGGCCTTGGTGCCAACAGCCGGAAGCGAGTTGCCGATGAAATCAATTTTCACTTCCGGTGAATCCGACAACGGAGACTTGCGAAAGATTCGGGAGGTTCCTTGGGCGGTGCCAAGGTGCGACACGTCGGCCTGAGCAGCAGTCGCCGACACTTCAAGCGAAGTAATCTTGTACGACGCACCGTTGAAAGTGAAGTTTCCAGTGCCTTGCGAGGAAGCAACTGTGCTGGTTGGATCGGTTGGCATCCCTGCTCCTAGAACGTCGAGGTGACTCGGATCTCGTACTGCTGGCCGACCGAATAAATCGGCATGGCCTTGCCGTCCACCGGCACCACAATGTCGTCCTGCTCTGTTCTCAGCAGGCTACTTAGTACGTTACTGCCCCAGATTGCTTCCGTCGCTCCGTGTAGAACGCTGGTGACGGTGTTTGCCGCCTCGCGGACAGCGGCATAGCTTTCTGCGTATGAGTCCACCTGGATCGTGTACGCAACCGCCTCCTCCTCTGGGCCTACCGCAAGCGACCTACTGTCACGGTTGGCAGACAGCCGCCGGAACACGGCAAATGTCAGCACGCCTCCATTGTCGGCCTTGGTCGCCCCCTGCGGCGCAATGATCGGGTAGACGCGGAAGTCGAACAGGCTAGCCGTGCGAGGGTCGCTGGTCAGCTTCCAATGCACCCACTTCTCAGGAACGTCTTGTTGCATCAGATACCCCCTTCGGCTTGCGCCTTTTCAAGACCAGCGGCCATCTCGCGGGCGATGATGTCGCGGGCTTGGCTGCTTGTCGCAGAGTAGGCGTTTCCCAGTGGATGAAGCGATCTCGCTCCTCGCACGCGGCGAGCGACCATCGGCCACGACTTGTCGCCCTTCCACCCAGCTGGCCGCCAATCGCGAATCCCGAACGAGGACAAAAACGGCCCGTGTGTTGGAACTCGATCCGCAGTTCCAAACTCCACAAAATGCGAGTGGTAACCCTTATTGTCGGCGGTGTTTTTGGATACCGCTCGCTTGTAGCCAACGACGCCGAAAGCGACCATTGACCCACGGTAGTAGCGAACGGCACTGCCGACAGACGCCTTGAGGTTGCCAGTTGGGCCGAGCGGCGTGTTGGCAAGCAATGCCGCCTCGACGGGGGCAAGTCCAGCCTTAATCGCATCTCGGAGGTAGCCACCAGAGATGGCCTCTGGAAGTGATTGCAACTTCGCAACCACATTGTCAGCACCCTCCATCCGAATGGAGTTTGACTTGGTTCCGTCAAAGCCGCCGACGGCTCGTCTCGCCATTAGTCCACCTGCTCCGCACAAAGCACCTCTTGCTCTTCAAAGCGGTCGCCTCGAAGCAAGATGCTTTGAATATTGAGGATTCCGCCCTGCCATCGCAGACGATGCTTAGTCGTCAGGTCTTTTTGAGTTCGCAGTCGCACCTTGTAGCTAATGCTCGTCTGCGTGCGATCACTTTGAACTGCCTCACGAGCGGTGATTGCCATGACGCCAGCCCATACAGTCCGCACGGCAATCCACTGGTCGGATGTCTGCACGCTCTCGCCGTAGGCATTGAGCGACTGCTCGCTCAGCTTTTCGATGGTTACGCGGCGGCGCAGCGTCCCGGCGTTGAGTGCCACTAGTTCCCCAGTGCGATGATCTTGTACGGAGTTCCGGCAGTGCCGGTGATCGTGACGGCTGCGGCTGTCCAGCCGGTCGCGTCGTTTGTGGCCAGGACGATTTGCCCTCGCGGCACAGTGCCAACCACAGGGGCACCGGCAACAGTCACGTCAGCGGTCGATCCCGATGTCGAAAGGTTCTCGACGTACCAGAGTTTCACCCGGCTCAACGAAGATGCCACCGGCAGCGTCGTCGCCGTTGCCCCTACGGTGCCGGTCACGGCGTAGACCACACTGACCGCGCCGCTTGTCAAGTACCGCTCAAACGACGCTGGGTACGTCTGGCAGCTTGGAAACACCCCGTCGTCCCGCACCTGAGCCGTTAGTGCAACAGATACGCGGGCATTTGCGTTAGGCATAGCTCCCCCAAGAGAACATTGAGAGAAGTTCATCCACGCCAAAAGGAACCGACGCTGCGCTGCCGTTCATGCTCACGGCCTCTCGCTGACCGTACCAGTGAGCCGCTAGCATGAGGATGGCGTGCCTAATGGGTTTGGGCACCGATCGCCCCGAATCGCCGTATCCGGCCCACCAGCGAATCGTGACGGCTGCTCTGATCGGCCCAGTCACTGGCCAGTAGCCGTTTACGTTAGGCGTCAGCACTGCGGGCACGCTGGCTCGCTGGGCAAGGAACGTGCCGGGCTGACTTGTGATGACCGGCACGGCCTCGGTGACGGCAAGCTCTTGCAGCGTCACGTCGAGGTAGTTCACCTCAATCGACTGCCGTCCTGCCGTAGGCGAGAACGGCGGCATTGGCAGCGGTAGCTCGATGCCGACAGGAAACGTGTCCAGCTTCATTTCCAGCCGCGTGTCTACGAAACACCGCTCGATGCGTGTCTCGCAATACTGCCTCGCCGCCATGATGAGGCCGAGCAGATAATCGTCCTCGTCCTCAGTCTCGACGCGCACGTGTGCCTTGAGTTCCGCGAGCGAAACAGGCTCAACGATGGGCTGGACGATCCGTTGCAGCGAGCGATACCGCCGTCCAGTTTCGCCAAGATAGTAGTTGGTGAAGACTAGGTTGTTGTATTGCATGAACTAGCCCCATCTCGGTGACATTCGCCCGTACCAGTTCACGCCAGCCGGGCCGAGGTGAATCACAGAGAACGGCAGCACGACGGGCTGCGGAAACAAAGCCTTGAACTCCATGTCACAAGCCGATGCATCCAGAGACCACTCGGCGTACAGCGGGTTGCCAGAACCGTGCGGGTTGTACAGTTGAAAATACCCCAGCCCCACCGTGCTGTCGCTCGTCCACTGCTTGCTTTCTAAGTCTTGTTGCGTCTGTGCCGTGTGCCGAACGCACGTGTAAAGTGCCGTTGCGTCACGCAAATGAAAGTTGCAGGCGTACCGCTGAGACGGGTCAATGAGCGTGTCGGCGTCAATCAGCAGCAGCCAGTCATCCGCTCCATTATCCGCCGCCTCTTGGCCGAGCCGTACCAACGCCGACTTGTTGAACAACGC